TGCCAGTTGCCGCTACCACCGTGGATTTGGTGACATAAGCTGAACTGGTGTTGCTGGTCAGTGTTGCGTTGGTGACGATTTCAGTACCCGCACCAGCTGGTTGCGTCCAGATTGCCAAAGCACCAGCAGACACATCTTTGTTGGCATTTGTAATGACAACATTGGTGACGTTATAGGTGGTGGTGTTGATGACGGGCAAGGTAATTGCCGCATCGCCAGTAGCATTGATGGAAACGCTCGTTGCGTAAGCAATCAAGCGGATGGCCTGGTTGCTCGACAGAACTTGCGGATGGACGGTAGTGGTTGTTGCTGCGCCTGGATTTGCCATGATAGTTACTCCTTAGTGGTAGGTGTTAAGCGGCAACCCGGCAAGCAAGCTCGGGGTACAGCGGTGCCCAACCGTAGAGAACGTCTACTCGGGTTGGGATGGAATCGTTGTTGATGGTGTACTGACGCACAACCCGCATAGACAGGCCCAGTTCCTTGTCAGCTGCACGGCCTGCAAAGTGAACCCCATCTGGCAACTCAAGGTCAGCGCAGGCCATCGTGAAGGCATTTTTGTGCATCACAATATTTTGCGGACTGACCGTGCCAGTGTTGTTAAACGGGGTTACCACTGCGGTAGCGCTGGTGCTGTTGACAACCACATTCTGGAATTGACCAGCAGTGATCACAGCAGGGCTGACGATCACTGAAGTCGTACCAGAAGTTGCAACCGTCACATCAGCCTGGACAACAAAACTACGCAGACGGTTAGAGCCGTAAGCGGCGCGATTCTGGGGGTTGGCTGCAAAGATGTTTGCAATGGTGATGGTGTCGCCTTGCTTGAGGCCAGCCGTAGCTGTGGTGGCAGTCAGAGCAATGGTGGACGTTGATGCCCAGCCGCTGGTCAGAAAGCCCGTTGCCGTGGTGGTGGCGCAAGCCAGGGTAGCAGTGGAGTAGGAGCCAAAGGTTTGGCTAACCACGTTCTGATCCATCTTCCACATCATGCCTGCCGAGTCCTTGCCCATCATGCCACGCTCGTATTGCTTGGCAATGGTGTTGGATGGCACAAACAGACCTTTCAAGCTGTCCACAATGGTTGCACCCGTGAATGGCTCAACGATGCAGGCCCGGCGTCCATCGCGTGGTGCGCCTTCAGAGTCCAGGTATGCGCCTGCCGTGAGGTAGGTGAGCAAACTGGTAGGAACGGTGCCAGCAGTGCCAACAATGTTGGCAGTGTTGTTTTTGGCCATCACCAGACCATCACGGTCAATCTTGTTGGCAATAGCTGCAACGGCTGGTTTCAGCACTCGGTCGCTAAAGCGGTCAAGTGACAGTGCCAAGTCTTGACTAGTAAATTGTGTGTCCACATGGAACTGCGTAGACAAAGTAACGGGGACAGAAGTCTCGTTAAAGTCTTCCACATTCAACGCTGGCCCACTGGTGCCGACAAAACGTCCAGGGCGGTGAACATTCAATGTTGCGCCAATCTTTGCGCCTGTTACAGCGAATTGATCGTCATAGTTACGTTCGACTTGGCTCGTGAAAGTCAACTCGTTTTCCAAGACCATCAACGCTTCGTTGGTGATCATGCTGATGGTAAGCAAATTATTTGCCATGATAAATCCTAAAAAAATGGTTATCGAATTTGCCCATTAAGTCTACCTGCTTTCCAGGCTTGATAGCTGCCGTGAAACTGCCCATCAGCAGTTAGTGCAACATCACGCCCGTTAGCAGCTGACCGAATAGGGGTAATCGGTGCGCTTGCTCTACTTCTCTGCACAACAGGCTTTGAGTCTTGTTTCTCAAACATAGCCTCTAACTTCCCAATCTGTCTCAGCTGTGCGGCTGGCGTCATCCCTTGCAGCTTTTCAACGAATTCGGGATTGTCAGCAAGGTGATACAGCAGCTGTGGCCCAACATCTGACTCAAAGATGGCATCTCGCACTTCATTGACCACTGTCATGTCTGCGTTTTTTACCACTTGCTCAAAGTTCGGGATACTTGCTTTGGCTTGTGTGACCCGTTCTGACCAGGTGTTTAACACCTGTTCTTTCTCGGCCTGCACCTTTGCCTGTACCGCTTTCTGCTTTTCTTCCCCTAATCGCTGGTCAACCTTATAGTCTGTCAATGCCTTGGCATATTCAAACATATCGGTAAACTGGCTTGGGTCTGGTTCGGCTTCGCCCTTTGGCGCTTGCTGCCGTTCCATTTCAGCTAACCGCTGTTCAAGACTTACCCTGGCTTCGCGCTCCCGCATCGCTTCTTGCTTTGCTTCGTCACGGGCTTTAGTTACTGCCTCAAACCGCCGTTCAATCTTAGGTCGTCTTTTTTCCTCTGTTGTTTGCTGGTCTTCACTGGCTGGTTCACTCTGACTGTCATCGTCCTGCGGCTCTATTGTTTCAATAGCCTCGCGGGGCGGCTTATCAGCTAAACCTAGCTTTTCAGCTTGGAATTCAGCTAAATTTTCGCTCGTGACCGTTGTGGCCTCAAGTCTTTTCTGCACTTCACTTATCGCTACTTCAGACATGGATTACTCCAAGGATTTGCCCCGTTACTACCCACGGGTCGGGTTTGGGCAATATTACCCTAAAACAAATGGTTTAGCAATTACTGCATTGGTTGAATTAACGGGTTGGCCCCTTCGCTGATGTCTTGGGCAGCAAATTGGGCATATTGGCCCTGTTCCACATTCCTGCGGTCAATTTCTTGCATTAAACGATTAGTGTCCATGTTATGCAGCAACATTTGCACAATTGCATCCAGTTCAGTCTTGTTCTGGCTAGTCACGGCACGGGTATTCTGGTCATTTACTTTGACTTCTGCCATTGTTTCAGTGTTATGCGCCCGTGCGGTCACGTCCATCAGCTTGCGCCTGGTGTCGCCATCATCCCGCAGTTTGGCAATCTGACCCCTGTTGTTTATCTCCAACTGGGCGGCTTGCAATTGCTGTTGCATTTGCTGAAGTTGTTGCTGTTGCTGCGCCAATTGCATCTGCACCTGGGGCGGTATATCTGATTTCTCGTCAATCTGCGCCATTGGGTTTCTAGCCGCCAGACGGTCGGCAATCACATCAGCGCCTGGGAAGTCCATATTCCTAAACACCAGGTCGCCAGCCAGGTCAAACAGTTCCTTGTTGCCTGTCAACAATGGCATCATGGCCTCGACAGCCTGTTGGCGCTTGCTTTGGAACCCTGGGCCAGTGTCCATCACAACGTCATACTCGCCAACCGTCACATCGTTCAGCACCTCGCCCACGGCAGTCTGCTCATTGATGGTGGTCATATCTGGCTGTCCATCGCTGCCAATAATCCGCATCACCCGCTGCGTGTCATAAATCTTGGGAATTAAATCCAGCAGAATCTTGCCTGTATGTTTGATGCTGCGCGTCAGGTTATCGTAGAAATGGAAGTTGCTGAGATCAGTCTGGCTCTGCTGGCCCTGGAGCGCTTTGCCACTGATGTTGCCGCTGGGCAGTTGGTTGGGGTCTAGGATACCCAGCACCATCTGCAAATCCATGTTAATCGCACTGGCGGCGTCCATGATGCCTGCGGGGGGCGCTTCGGGCTGTAGGCGCACTGGAACCGGGGCTGGCTGTCCTTCTATGTCTTTCTGCTTGTAGCGCAGCACAGGGCTGCTCTTAATGTTTGCCAATGCCCATTCATTCTCATGGCCTTCGTCCTGGCCTTCAGCAAGCAGCCACTTGGCCTTGGGCGCCAGGGCAATGCTCTCAGTCATGCTGGTGCGCCAGAAGTTGTACATCCGCTGGGGGTCTTTGGCAAACCGCACCAGGCCATACTTCTTGCGCTTGTCGTCCACAATAACCTGGGCACCGTACACCGGAACAATGGGTATGTACTTGCCGTCCCAGGTCTTTTCCTCAAGAATCTCAAGCGCGGTCATCTTGCACCACTTCACTGCCCTGCGGAAACTCTCACGGGTATCTACCACCGTCAATCCAGCAGCTGCTACACGCTCGAGAAATCGGTCAGAGTCTGCAAACCCGCTGCTGCCATCACTAAGCAGGTACAGCTTGGCTTTCTCGCGGGTCACATGGAAGTATTCAGCAATCCGAATATCCTCTTTGGTCACCCAACTTGCGGAATTGTCGCCCGTACTGCGGTGCGTAAAGTTGGCCCCATCGTCAGCGTCTGGGTACATTTCTTTAAAAATAGTCTTGCTCAACAGTGTTGTAACAAGGCAACGCTCGGCATCTGAACCGTCAGGACGCACTGAATTAGGGTCAAAGTAGACCGTAAACGGGTTGTCAATGGCATCAATGTAAATTTCCTGGTCAAAAGAATTCTCGCTGACATACTTGGTATTGATGCGCCAGTAACCCCAACCCATTCGCACGGCATAGTCAAAAGCGGTGTCATATGCGGTGTCAGCGTTGCTGTTGACCTCGATGTGACGGGTAATGCCTTCCAGCACTTGGGCAATCTTGTAGTCTGCCAGGTTGTTTACAGGATGCACCTTGATGCGGGGGCGCTGCATACGCTGCTGGTTGGTCACCTGGCGCACA